AAATTCTCCTATCCTCCAATTGGTGAATATAACGCCTTCTTGCTTTTCCATCCACCCACCAAGTATTTGGTGTGTGTATTTCTCAGGTCTACGTCTTCTGATTTCTGCTATCTGATTTAGAAACGACTGAGATAGGTTATCAGTGTTGTCAAGATAAGTAGTGTGTATATATGTAATTCCATTCTTCATTCCATTGAATCCCTCAGGGATGTCTCTATTCGCATAGAAACGCCCCCAGATCCAATGCTCTTTAGTGGTTGGGTTAAGTATCAAAATGACCCTATTAGGTTTAGTTTTCACCCTAACAGACTGATCAATCTTATCGAAGGTATCTTCATCCGTAAGCTCTTCAGCTTCATCCAGGACAAAGGTGGTTATTGCGTTTAACGATTTCAGTGATGCTGTTTGATTACCAGATGCAGTTCTAATACCTTTAAACAATATGGAAGACCCTGTCTTAACATTTGTTATCTCGTCTTTCGTTATGCGAAAGTCCTCGACAACACCCATAAGCTCTAGCTTCTCAATAAACTCAGGAATAATAGACGATGCTGCGGAGGTCATTGTATACCGCGTAAAGAGTATCTTGTGTCCCTTTTCGTAGGTTAACAATAACAGAAACACATTTACAGCAAAAGACTTACCAGACCCTCTACCACCTGTCGTAATAAAGTATCTGGAGTCATTACCAAACGCCTTATATTTAGGATTCAGATTCGGTACTTTCATCTTCCTCAGGTGTTATATCGATTATATCTTCTATTTCTTTTGGTTGCTCAGAGCCTGGAAATATATTCACAATAGAGAAGTCTATATTCTTAGCTTGACTTAGTGCATCAGGATTATCCATTGCTTTACCGTATATATACTCAATAACCATCTTACGATCATATTGGGAGTTCTCTGCCTTCTCAGCAACCATCTTCCAGAAGTTGGCTTCAGACCCATAAACCTCCTCTATCGCATTGGTGGCAAGTAATTTAGACCTGTTCTTCTTAGCCTTATTCAGATTAGCAGGAGTAGCCATAGTCTTCCGAACAAGTGCATCGCCACGCTTTGCACCGTTGCCCTTCCGACCATCGGTCTTCTTCATATATTTACGTTCACCTTTCTGCCTTGGCATATATTTTTTCGTATAATTCCCATATAGCATTGTACCATTCGGTTTTGCTATACAACTTCTCTCCTAATTTCTTTTGCCCCTTGTAGTCTATCTCAAGGCGATATTCCAATCCTTCAGGGATTGGATATATCTTATAACCGTTATTAAGACAATAGCTCTGTGCTTCTAGATTTCTAGAAGGAGGCGACAGCTTGATAAGTGCTGTAAGTCTTTGTTTGCTGATTTTTCGGCTCAATCTTGAATCCTTTTAGCATTGTTAATATCCTAAACTCTGCGTCCTGTATCCTGTCTGATGGAATGTCGTTAACCAAATCCACAAGTAGCTGAACTTCTTGACGATAAGGTCTAGCGTCTCTTAATTGTAACTGCAACTCAGTTATTTTGTTTTTCAGGTTATCAATAGTAACATCTCTCTCATCAATATTTGTGTAGACATCTCCTAAGCTGTTAAAGACCTCCACACACTTATCGTACATCTTTTTATTAAATGGAGACTTTAGTATGTCAGCCTTAAAGTTCTTTAGCGCATACAATGTAGTGGCGTGATTTTTATTCATACACCTAGCTACGTATTGTTTAGCACCTCTTTTAACTCCGTTCTTCAGTAAGTAGTCGTATGCTATCTTATAAAATATAGAACGAGCCATAACATTCTTATGGTCTCTTATCGGACTTCTAAGGTCTCTGCCTGTTACTGTTGAAACTATCTTTTCTATTCTTTGCACTTCTTGTGCTAGTTCATTATTCATCGTCTTCTTTGTTTAATAATATTTGTACTGTTAATGTTGTAGCCAATTCACAAGCCAACAGTATACCTTCGCATTCCTCGTATTCCTCTAGCTCCTCGAACAAATTTACACTTACATAAATCTCTCTTAGCGGAACTCCAGCAAGAATGTCATTGCAGGTCAGTATAAAGAACTCTTCTACTACAGGGGTTCTAAAATCCCATTCCCTCAATATAGCTTGCAATTGCATCGCTAACCTTCTCTTTACCTTGCTGTATATCATCGGGGGTTGCGTCATAAGTTTTTACCTTTAGCGTTCTTTTGTCTACGATAACAAAGGTAAACATTTTTTTCTTAAATATCGACATATAAATATAAGCTTGTGCGTCATATCCATATAGATCCATATTGTATTGCCAAGAATCGATGTCGGATGTGGTCTTGAGGTCCACAATCCGATCATCCTTTAAACAGTCTGCTTTGGCTCTGAAGGGAAGTCCTTGAACGTATCCGATTCCTGGAACTTCGTATTCTCCTGCTGTAAATAAGTCATTTGCTGTTGGGTTGTCCAGAACAGCATCAACAATGCCTTCTGCCCATATTTTCTCCTTAGATAGCATAATCTCTTTACCTTCCAACGAAGGGTCCTTGACAGCTTCTTTGTAGCCCTTGTTACGCCTAGTAGCCACATCAACAAAATGGTAGTAATCATCTAGTTTATCTTTTTCTAATAGTGAAACGTGAATAAGCCTACCCTCCCTGAGTGGCTTCATATTTGGGTCTAAGGGTTCTGTATTGCCTAGGTAACTTTCTATCCCCTCCAACAGCTTCTTACACGATGATGAGGATAGACTAGCCTTATTAAGGTAGCCATAATAGAACTCATTATCGTACATCTTTTCGACCAGGTCATCTACAGCCCAATCAGTTCCGTCAAGTAGTTTTATTGTCTCCATCTTTTTTATCTTTAATAATCATTTGATGTAGGTATACACACATCTCTTGGAGCTGCGCAACAGTCTTTTCTAGTTGCTTTATTTGCTGAGCCTGACTCAGTCTTTTCTTATTCATATCTCAATATTTTAACCCTACTCACAAGGCTGCAATAACCATCCCCATAGTTAATTAATCTTGCTTTCGGGTATTCTCTATTTCTTTTTGCAGATTGGCCAATGCTCTCCACGCTACTTTAGCTGAGTGCCTTATACCATCTGTATCCATTGTTCCTGCATCGATGAGGTGACGCATTAAAGCGTCAAGCTCATCTCCTGATTTACTTCTATCCCAATGTAGTGGAGTTCCTGGATTATGTTGTTCGTTGCCCGCATAACTACACTTAGCAACTTCTTTTATTGCATCAGGAAAGTACTTTAACACACCTGAGTAAACAGGTATCTTTTTTCTGTTTTCTTTTATTTCAGTCGTGTATGAGGATCTATACCCTCCTCCGTAAAATGGTTTGTCTTTACTCATAATTTTATAGATAAATCTGTGTGTAAATATGCTACTTCTTTTTCTATCCTAGCCCCATTAGCGAACTGAGTAGTAGCTGGATTTCTTCTGTTGACTTCCCAGTTAGGCGAAACGCATAATAGATTATATGCGAATACACCAGAAGGAGTACTGCAAATGTAAACAGGAATGTCAAAATGAGTCTCGCAGGACTCCATAAGGGCTTCATACTTCTTTTTCTCGATGAGTAACGTCTCATAGTGTGTCTTTCTACATTTTAATTCTACTCGGTGTCTTGTCGATGGGGAATAACAATCCCAGCGACTCATCTGATTTCTTGCCTTAACAAGATCAGGATATGTACTGCGTTTAAGGAACTCAAACAGCTCAGATTCTTTAGTTATAAGTTCCATACAATACTTTTAGTGGTTTGAATATACTGTTTCTAAAACAAGAGGAACAACTTGTAGATTGCCTTTTATCGTCAAATACACGGTTGTATATATCAAGCATAGTTCTACTATCACTATGTGATAATCTATTTACTCCTGTCTCTATAATCCTAGACATAAAGTTATATTCTTCTTCTGTGAAGCACTCAGGCTTTTTGTACTTAAACTTTTTATTTAGTATTTCCTTACGTTCATTACACCCACAATCCTCTCCAGCTAAGAACTTTACAGCTTTCTTTATTCCTGTTGCTGTAGTAATCTTTTCTACAGTGTCTCCAAGACCTTTAGGTGCAGAATCATATTTAGCTTTCCACTCCTTATATGCTTTGGTACGTTTATCTTTTGGTGCTTCTGGTATGTTCATATCTTATCGTAATCTTCGTTGTAAAAATCCATTATATCCTCTCC